GTGCTCGTGAGGCCGCTCGTAAAGCCCGCGACTTAACACGCCGTAAAAATGCGTTGGAAGTATCTAGCCTTCCTGGTAAATTGGCGGACTGCTCCGAAAAAGATACATCTATGACTGAAATTTATCTTGTGGAAGGTGATTCTGCAGGTGGTTCTGCAAAACAAGGTCGCGATCGTCGTTACCAAGCAATTTTGCCATTACGTGGTAAAATCCTTAACGTAGAAAAAGCCCGTTTTGACAAAATGCTCTCTTCACAAGAAGTTGCAACCTTAATTACTGCGCTTGGCACAGGGATTGGTCGTGAAGATTACAATGTTGAAAAATTACGTTATCACAAAATCATTATTATGACCGATGCGGACGTGGATGGTGCTCACATTCGTACGCTCTTATTGACGTTCTTCTATCGTCAAATGCCAGAGCTGATTGAAAACGGCTACATCTACATTGCTCAACCGCCGCTTTACAAAGTGAAAAAAGGTAAGCAAGAGCGTTATATTCAAGATAACGATGAAATGATGCAATATGAAATTGATATTGCACTTGAAGATGCACGCTTATTTGTAAGCCAAGATGCACCAGCATTAAGTGGTGTAGCACTTGAAAAATTAATTTCACATTACAACCAAGTACAAAAACTCTTTAACCGCTTAACACATCGTTATCCGTTAGCAATTCTAAATGAATTGATCTACAGCCCAGCGCTTTCAACTGAATTTGCAAAAGAGGAAGCAAATATTACCGCTTGGAACGAGCAATTTGTTAATCAATTGATGGCAAAAGAAGTGGATGGTAGTTTTTATCGCACAAACGTATTCTTCAACACAGAACGCCATATTTATGAGCCTGAAATCATTGTTACCACACACGGTATGGACACCATCTACCGTTTAGATTTCAACTTTATGACCAGCAATGAGTATGCCCGTATTGTGGAATTAATGCTTGAGTTAAAAGATTTACTTACCGCAACCGCTTATGTACAACGTGGCGAACGCCAACAACCAGTAAGTAGTTTCGCTGAGGCATTAGATTGGTTAGTGAAAGAATCTCGTAAAGGCTTAACAATCCAACGATATAAAGGATTAGGCGAGATGAATCCAGAGCAATTATGGGAAACTACAATGGACCCTGTTGCGCGTAAAATGCTTCAAGTAACAATTACTGATGCCATTGCCGCGGATAAACTTTTCAGTACGCTAATGGGTGATGAAGTTGAACCACGTCGTGACTTCATTGAAGCGAATGCATTATATGCAGAACTAGATATCTAATAGGCAGTAAAAGAGAAGCTCATTTCAAAGGAAATGAGCTTTTGCCTATTATGCTAAGAATAAAGAAACATGGTAAATCAAATCATCTTCAGCGTTATTTTTGCCATTATTAATGTAATAAAACATTTACCTTCAAAAATAAATTAAATCTGGTCTGATTACACTTCTAGAAAATAAACCTATCAACCGTTTACCACTGTCCAACATTACCTTGAGTTCGTCCATTATACCCCCTAAACTACGGGCAATCTCTTGCATCAGGTGGGTGTTTAGGTCATCACTGAGTTATATTCTTGGGCGCGGAACTTACCCATCAGTAACACTTGGCTAAATTGGGTAAGTGCATTTTATGCTTCTGAGGCACTTGCACCAGAAATAGAAACAGCTTTAGAAATGATCTCCGTCATTTCCGCCACTTGGTACTGGTTAATGCCAAGTTCTTTGGAATTTTGAGCAAAAGTCTGATAAACAGAAGAAACGGCTTGGGTCGATTGTGCTGTTTTCATTGAAATGCTGTACACATCAGACATTGCTCTTGCGTGCTGCAATTCAGTCTCGGTAACTAATTTCAGCTTATTCGCTAATTCAGTATTTTTATTGGTGTAGTCAATAATTTGCAATGCGGCTGATTTAACCTTATCAAACCGATCAAAATTGAGATTCCATTTCGTTGCAGAGTTAATACTATTTGCCGCATTTTCGATATTTTTTAAATAATCAACCGTTCTATTTGCGAATAGTCTTGCCTGTTGTTCCGATCTTTTCAAATTTTGTTGGAACTTAACTGCATCAAGGCTAAGTTCGATATTTAAGTTACCCAAGCCAGCCATAATTTTCTCCAATAAAAAAGCCTGCGATTAAGCAGGCTATAGGTTATTTAATGTGTCTCTTCATTAGTTCTTGATATTTTTTTGTGTTCCTCCACCAATACTTATCTAGTAAGTGAGCAATGATAAATAAGATGGGCATAAAGCAAATTAAAACACCTTTGGCATTACCAGTTTTAATGTTTTCAATAAAATAAGCAATCCCTAACACAACCCCAACAATTAAAGTTAGTGCTAAGATGAATTTAAAAGTTGAAGTAATCAACCAATCAATATCTTTAAAAGTCTGTTTCATATTTTCTCCCCTCATTTATTTTCTTTATAAGGAAAGAAAGCCAAAAATTCAAGCCTTTTATTGCCTTCTCGCTAAAAAATCCACTACTCCATCGTCCTCTTCGGTTTCTTCCTCTTTTTCAGCAAAAAACGGCATAAATTCGGTAAGTTTTGGTGGCGATTTTTTCGGATCGCTATTGATAACTGCGAGCAGATACGCAATTTGGGCGGTACGATAATCTTCCCGCCAAAGCCCAAAGGGTTGTTCTTGGTAAAACAGTTGATATTCTGTTAAGTGTTCTTCGGGCATTTGTTCAATTTCCGCCAGCGTTTTTCCTAGTGCGAGCGAAAGGGTTAGTTGGAACTTTCTTCGCTCGCTAATTTTTTTGGGTTAAGCGCTGCCACCGCTTGATTAAAGTCGGCAATCAGTTGTGAATCTAGCTCGGTAATTTGGTTGAGGTCGTCGATGTTTTCAGGATCAAACAATAATTCGCCATTTTCATCACACAGGCGTGAAGCCATTGCACGAGGGAGTTGATATTGTTGAGCGAATTTTTCCAATGCTTCATCAAACTGTTCTGAATCATGCTCAGGCAGTTCAATATTCGCTTTTTGTGCGAGGACGATTAACGCTTGGCGTTGCTCAAAAAGCTGACGATTAAGCTCTCCCACCGAGAGGGATTTAAGGTAATAATTTTCGCCCATTAGGGTGATTGGGGTAATTTGTGGTTTACGGGATAATAATTGGGTGCGTAGGGTCATAGGTTTGTTTCCTTATCGGTTTAAAATAACGGGAAGAATATCGGAAAGATTGAAAACAATGGCAACGAGTAAAATCAGTAACCAGATTGCCCAAAATTTCCACGTTTGCATTTTTGTTGTCATCTTCAAAATCTCTTTAATTAAGGTTAGATTTATATTAAAATTATTCACAGTTATTTTCCTTGTGAGCTAAATTGGAAAGGGAAATAAAAAACCCCGTGTAATTTGCCGTTACACGGGGTTTTGTTTTGCTAGCGCCCGTCTCCTGACGAGTGCTTTTTTTATTTTGTAAGATAGTCAGAAAATCCGACCGCTTAGGCTGGCAATAAATAATCTCGCCCTGCAGGTTTAATGCTGACAGAGCCGTCGAACTTGCCTTTTACTTCACCGCTGAAGCCGTTGCCCGATTCAATAAAGCCACGCCCAAAGACGGTGCCTTGACCTTTGGTGAGCTCCAGCTTAAACGGGAAGGTTTCTTTGTCGTGGAAGGCTTTACGCAAACGCTGCTGCATTTCAGTACTTGGTGCATAGAAGAAACTGAGCTTGATTGAGCCATATTCAATTTCGCCTGGTTCGGTTTCTGTGCCTTCAGAGCAGACGGTAGTAATATCTACCGTGGAAAGGCTGTCATCTGATTTTTCAATATTCTTAATCGCGCAGAACTGTTCTGACCATAACACTTTTGCCGCTTTGGCATCCGCAAAGTTGGTTGGGCGATCGCGTTCCGACCAATCGACTTCATCAGCCAGCGTAATGACATCGCTTGCCACGCTTTTGACGGGGTAAGTGCCATCTAATACACCTAAACCTGTGAGCGTAATCGCATCACCGGGTTTATAGCCCGATTGTGCGACCGTAATAGTTGCAGGTTTAAGGTTGCAAGCAGTGATATTTTTCGCTGTTTCTACACCTGTTGCCATACGGAACTTGGTGCCTTGGAATGGGGTGGTTTGAGTTGCCATAGTTATTCCTCGTAGGTAATTTGATAACGAATAGTGCCAATAAACCAAGTGCGATTCGTTTGATCTTGCTCAATGTCGTAACTCATCAAGCTGATGCTATCAAGCGAATCATACGCTGTATTATCCATTGCCACTTTGATTTGTTCAGCGAAGCTATCTAACTCATCTTCGCCTTGGTTAGTTTTGAGATAAAGGGCGATATTCAGCACCGCATTCCACTCACGCGAGCAATTGGTGATTTCTTCGCATTCGGTATCTTCCAGAAAAACTGCAATGGCAACTTTTTGCTGGTCGATATCAATAAAAATCGGTCTGCCCGAATAGAAATGTTCAACCTGGGTAATTTCGCCTTTAAGTGCTGCAACCACTTGCTGGCGAATATGGTGATGGATGTTCACACTATCTCCTTAATGCCGCCCCTAAGGCGGCGGTTAATTCCACTTTAATTTGTTCGTGATAATCTTTGAGCTCATGATGAAATGCGTTAGTCAGCGGTGTAGCAAGCGGGATTTTAACCACATCAATCGGGTAACGCGCTTGACCTTGCCGTTGCATCACGTGCGTTCGCCCGTTTTTGAGGGTTTGGATAAAACCTCGTTGAATGCGATGTTGCCCAATACGGATTTGCCCTTTGCTCACGCGCACTTTATGCTTGCCATCTTCCAACAATCGAAACACAGGCAAGTTGCCACGGTTTACGCTAATTTGTGCCATCAATTTACGCACCGAGGCTTTTTGGCGTAACCTTGTACGGCTTCGCACTAATTTTGTCGGCACTTTCACTTCTTTGGCAACAGAACGGGTACTTTTTCGCATTGCTTGTTTCGCAATACGGTTAATTGCCGTTGCAGTGGCTCGTGGTAGCTGTTTCTGGGCTATTCGATTCGCATTGGCAATAATCTGATCTAACCCGCTAATTGTTGCACTCATTGATTACTCCAGTTGTAAGATAATCAGTTCATCGTTAAAGCTAAACCCTCGCACGATGTACTCTGCTCGACCTTGTTTAATCAGATCGCCCATTTTTGGTTGATAACCTGAAGATTTAAACAACGTGAGCGTGCGAGTGGTACCGTTGATACGGTTATCTTCATACTGCATCAAATTTGGCGATTCATCGAGCACGGCTTGATAACGTTTGCCGTTAATGGTAAAGGCAGACATCATTACCTGTTTGATGGTGTTGTCCGCCTCCGCCAAGACTTTGTCAAACAAGCTAGGCATTGATTTTTACATCCACTTCTGCCGACATCGTGCCACTATTACGCCATGCAATACCTAAGCGTTTGTTGCTACCTGCGGCTTTTGTTGCATCTTCTGACTCTGACCAGTAAAGCACATCGCCTTGTTTGATGTCGTCTGCTTGTTTCGCTTTGACGGTAAACACGCCTACTGTTAAGCCTACGCCGTCATCGCCCGTGGCAACATCAGTAATTGCCACTGCGGCAAGTTCGTTTACCATCACCACATCACCGCTTTTAATGTTTTGATTTGCACTAAAACGAATCGTATTGCCGTCTTGAATATAGTTTTTTGCCATAATCGTTATCCTTGTTGAATTGATAAAAATTTGCCCAACGCTTCTAAGAAATTAGGCGATAACCACAACACCGCACAAATAAAGGTGAAAACAAGCACCGCCCACATAAAATGTTTCGCTGTTTTTGATTTCTCCATCATTTCTAGCATTTTACAAACCCCATCAAGTAGTTTAAAATCAATCACAATTTATGCCTTCTTGTGTTGGAAGTTGGAATGAAAGAAGCCCCGTGTAATTTGCCGTTACACGGGGCTTCGCCATTTGCAATCTCTTATCAAAATCAGACCGCTTACGCGTTCGTCACTTTCACAATCCCGCGATAATCAATCACGTTCACGCCTGCATCAATACGCACTTTTGTCGTCACACCATCAATGTTGAAGCCTTGTTGTTGCTCAATGTATGGCGATTCCACACCATCGAGGTAAGAAACTTCTATCGCTTGTTTGTTGATGAGATACCACGATTTCGGATCGGCAAGCTGTAATCGTGGTGATTTAATCGTTGGCACGATATCGCGAATTGGGTTGATAATGCCGCTGTTGATGTCCGCTCCTTCGACTGAAGCTGAACCTAGCACCTGTTTAGCACGGGTGTGCAATGCAGTTGGCACCAGCATAAATTCTGGTTCAATGGAGAGCGGTTCACCGCGTACGTTCACAAAACCGTTCATCATTTGAATGGCTTTGTCGATGTTCGCAACATCTAATGCTGCACCTGTGAGGCTATTTTTGTGCGAAGCATCAAACAATTTCTTACCATCTTGTGCAGTGGCGTTGCCTGTGAGTAAGCTAAACACCAGTTTCGCAATGGTTGCACGTGCCGCTTGCCCCATTTTTGACGGAATTGTGGTTAATAAGTGCATATCGTCATTGATGATTGCCTGACGGGTAATGCTGAACATTTGCCCGTAGGTGGCAAGGGCTACTTGCGCTCCTTCATCGCCAATCGTGCCGTAGGTGTATTCTTCCCCCTCGCCCACGGTTGGTAAGTAACCAAACTCACCCAAGCCCACACGTTTTGCAGGGCGGAAGTCGGTTAAAATGCCACGACTGGTAAATTGGTCGTAATTTTCGTTCGCCGTTTCCCAGCCTTTGATGAGTGATTTATGCGCTACATCAATTAAAATTTGACCAAAGTCAGAGCTGGAGTGGGTAAATGCTAAACCTACCACACCCATTGCATTTTGACCTGCAACACCAACGCCACGGTCTGTAAGTGACGCTCGAGCTAATTCGCGCAAGCTCATACCCGTGTATGCATTATCTTTTACATTTGATTGGTCTTTATCAATACCAGCACGCGCTAATAAAGCCTGTTTCACACTGTCGCCAACAATATTACCATTATCAACATAATGAGCCACTGTCGCGCTTGGTGTCGTGCTTGCTCCGCAGTAATACTTAAGTCACCTAAGCACTCAACAAGTAAATCGTTGTGAGTTGTACCAAACGGTGCAAACACTGCTTTAATATCAGAGTTGCGTTTATTTAACTCAGCTTGCACTTGTGCATTATTATCTACTGTCACAGTTTGAGTTTGACTTACTGTCGCTGATTGCGCAGTTGGCGTTGCTTGTGTTGCTGGAGTTGAACCAGCGTTGCCTTGTGGCTTAAACAACATGTCTTTCATTGCTTTTGGCATATTTTCAAAGTCCTCTAATTTTCGTGATTTAATAGACGCCATCGCCACAAGTGGTTCGGCTAGTTTGTCTGCAAATCCTTGTTGAACACATTCTTTTCCGTTGAGCCAAGTTTCTGCTGATAGCATTTCTGCTAATTCTTCAGGTGTTTTCCCTGTTTTGTTTGCATAGGCTGGGATTAATGTATTTTCGACCTTGTCTAATAGGTCGGCATACTTGCGCATATCCTCTGCATCTCCGCCTTGAATACCCCAAGGCTTGTGGATCATCATCATTGCATTTTCTGGCATGATTACTTCATTCCCTGCCATTGCAATAACGCTCGCCATGCTTGCTGCTAATCCGTCAATGTAAACTGTCACATTGGCTGGATGATTTTTCAGTAAGTTGTAAATCGCGATCCCATCAAAAACATCACCACCTGGTGAGTGGATGTGTAGGTTAATCTGCTTAATGTTGTTTCCGCAGTCTTTTAAGTCCTGCGCAAAGCTCGCAGCAGATACGCCCCAAAATCCGATCTCATCGTACATTGAGATCTCTGCCGTGTCGTTGGCTTTGGCTTTGATTGAGTACCAAGACTGGTTATTTGTCTTTGTCGCGCTCGTTGTCATCGCCACTGGCGACAGAATCATCTTTTGCTTTTTCATTTGTCGTATCTGTGTTAGTTAAATCTGTGTCAAACTTAAGACCAAATTTGCGGTTTTCCTCAACTTCAACTCTTCGTCTGCGTTTCACTTCTGCTGGATTGCTACCGCTTGCTCGTACTGCTTGGCTTTCGGTTGCCAACCCACCTTTAATGCGCTCTTTCCACGCTTGCGCCTCTTTTGTCGGATCAATCCATGGCATCACTGGTCCACTGTAAACAGCGTTATAAAGTGACGCTGGATCAATATCGACTGGCATCTCAATTTCACCGCTAACAATCGCCATTTTTAGCCATTCTCGGTAAATAGGGCGAGAGATATGCGCAACAAAGGTATCTTGTAAAACAGAGTAACCCTCAAAGCTCTCCACCAACTCTTGGCGTTGGCTTGAGTAAGTGCCGTTATAATCTCGCGCAATGCTTGAGTAACTTGAGCGAGTCCCCGCTGCTGTTGCTCTTAATTGCCCATTCCTAAAGGTTTCAAGGTTCACATTTGGACGGTTAGAATTGATTAACCCAATATCTTCACCAGGTTTTAAATCATCAATGATTGCACCTGGAGCAATCTCAAAATCTCGCTCCGGACTATCTGCGCTGTAATCCT